GACTGTTATATCGTCTTCAGGATTAGGGTCGTCAGTTTTTTATTCTTCCTTGACATCTGTAGGAACATTAACTACTGGAACATGGAATGCTTCTACTATATCAAGTCGATATGGCGGTACTGGTTACACAAATTACGCTAAAGGTGATCTGTTAGTAGGAACTGGATCTTCTTTACTAATTTTACCTGTAGGCAGCAATACTCAAATACTTACCGTAGATAGTACTGCAGCAACTGGATTAACATGGTCAAATAATACTGCGACTGGAACTACTACAATAGGAATTCCAGGAGATAATACATATACTGATGGTTTCTTCTCTACATGGACAAGTAGCACACCTATTTCAAACGCATTTGATGACATTAATGAATTATTAGCACTATTAGCTCCAGCACGACCAAGCTATTTGACTGGAACATCTTTGTCTGCAAGCAGCGTACCATCTTATTACACAGTAAAAATATCAGCTGGATTAGGTACAGAATGGTATCAAGCTGGGTATGGCACTGGAACACAAATTACTAGATATTATTTATCCGGTGCACACACTTTAAACACAGCTAACACTAGTACAACTTTCTCAGCTGGAAGTCTTACTACTTCAACATACGGAACAATATATTTTAGTAGATATAATTATTTAGCTCCAACAGGTGGTGGTGTTGGAACTATAGATCTGACAACAAATTACACAGTTGGATATACTAATAACAATCTTAAATTGACAGCTTTAGGAACATACAACAGTATATGGACAAAAGCTAATGCTCAAATATTAACATATACTCAACCAAACCCAGGATATGAGGGTGTTTATATTTCACATACAGAAAATAGTCAATTAACAAATACATATGAAATGTGGAAAGATCCATGGTCTGCTTCAAATGGAAGTCCTTCATTTTCACAATCAGCTACAGCATCCACATATAGTCAAACAGATAAATGGTTATCTGGTATTTCGTATTATTCTACTGGGACTGGCTTTAGTATTTATTTTAAGGGAGCAGCTGGAATATATAGTTGTGCATATAATGTAACTCAAGTTTATGGTATTTCTGGAACAGGTTTGATTACTTCCACAGGTTTACCATCCAGTCCACCTTTGTATACAGATGAACTAGATAAATCAGGTTCTAACCATGTTAGAGTTTCTTTATCATCAGCTAGTCAATCATCATTTAATAAATATTTAACTGTAACAATTTACAAAGCACATGGAACTACTTCAACCTCAAATGCAACATTGAGTAAAGCCATAAATACTTATGGAACAGTTTCAACAGATACTTATGAGGGTTTTCAAGATGAGGCAAGAAGATTGGTTATAGGATCAGGAATTGCATTTACTTCTACTTTAGAAATGGCTAATGGAAATGCTCAAGTAAGATCAGGAACATTACAATACCCCTTAGCAGCAGATTATGATACTCAGTGGGGAGGATCTCATACGTTTACAGGGGATCAAGAGTATCAGAGATATTTTTATAAAACATCAGCAAGTACTGGAACACTAACCTTTACAGGATTTACAGCTTCTAATATTGCACCTTATGGGACTGGAAATATAAATGTATTACTTTATTTAGATGGTGATGCATTGTGGTTTGATCTAGGAGTATTGCAAGGTTCAAACTCCAATGATGGATCGACTAGATCTGCAGCAATTTCAGCTAAAACATCTGCTTCTGGAGGTGCTTTAGGATGGTCTATAGGTACAAAAACCACAGGAGTAGCGGGATCTGGCAATTCTGCAAGATATAGAGTTGTTATAATTTATAAAAATAATACTTACAACATGACTAGCATAACGAGTTCATAATATGCCCTGGACACAAACAGATACAAGTTTTAAGAAGCTAAGTAATAAAAGAATTACTACTAGCACAGGCAAAGGATTGCCTGAAGAAAAAGGTGCATCAACACTTGAATTATATTTACCAGATATCAAAACTGGCTTAATCCCAGGAAGTGGATTTGCTGGTTTTGGTGCTTCAGGCAATTTATATTATCATGGACCAACTGCTGCATTTGGACAAACATTAGTTGTAGATACTTCAGTTCCAGGAAACTTAACTTGGTTCGCTACTACAGGTTGGGGTAATACTACTACTGCTAATGATGGTTCAGCTGGATCCGAAGCTCAAAGATTAGGAGATTGGATTTCTGACAAGTACGATGCTTTTGGTACAACTCCTGGTGCTGGTTATGAAATTAAGGTTTACGATAGAAATAACAACCTTATTACAAAATCTGACAATTCAAACTGGCTTTTTGATTATCAAACTGGAATTTTAGTTTTTAATAATGATGCAACAAGTATTAGCACACTTATTTCAACTAGTGGTCCTTTCAAAATTGTTGGTTGGAGATATATTGGTCCAAAAGGTATCATTCCAGCATCTTATGGTGGATTAGGAAATACTTCCTACAATCTTGGAGATTTAATTGTTGGCGCTGGTTCTACAATTATACCACTACCCGTAGGTACTAATAACTATATACTTTCAGCTGATTCATCTGCTCCATCAGGATTGAGATGGATTGTTAATACTGGTGGAAGTGGCAGTGGTTCAGGTATTTCTTATCTTAATAACCTCAATGCTGGTCAACAATATTTTGCTACTGGAACATCTGGAAGTACATTCAACATAAGTTCTTCTGGAAGTACACATACTTTCAATATTCCAATAGCTGGCACTGGTGCTACTGGTCTTATCTCAACACAAGCTCAAACTATTGCTGGACAAAAAACATTTACATCAGCAATTATTGGTGATCTGACAGGAACAGCTACAACAGCAGGATTTGCGTCTACTGCAAATTATGCTTATCAATCAGGTTATGGTATTACTGCAGGATTAGCTACTACTGCTACGTATGCATATCAATCTGGTTATGCAATTACTTCTGGATTAGCTACTACATCTACATATTCATACCAGTCTGGTTATGCTACAACTTCAGGTTTTTCAACCACATCTGAATACTCATATCAATCTGGATATGGTCTAACTTCAGGTTTTGCAACTACTTCTGCATATTCATATGAATCTGGATATGGTATTACTGCAGGAACAGCCAATACAGCAAATTATGCAAATCAAGCAGGGTATGCAATTACTTCTGGAACTGCTTCTACTGCAAATTTAGCTCTTACAGTTTCTTTTAATAGTACAAACGCAAACGCTGATTATAATATTCCCTTCCTAAGTGGAACAGCATTATCATATAACAGCAACTTATATTTCAATCCATCAACAGGAAGAATTAATTCACTCATTTACACTGGTTCATGGGCTGGTAACACTATTACTTCATATTATGGAGGTACTGGATATAGTTCATATACTAAGGGTGATATTTTAGTTGGCGCTGGCAATACATTTATCAAGTTGAATGTTGGTTCTAACAATTATGTGTTAGGAGCAAATTCTGCTTCAGGGTCTGGATTAACTTGGAGAACAGCAAGTTCAGCTACCGCTACTACCTCAACAGCTCCTTCTAACCCAATATCTGGTGATTTTTGGTATGACACTACAGATGGAAGCTTAAGTGTTTATTACAATGATGGTGATAATGCTCAATGGGTAGAAGTTGCTGGAGCTTTTACTGGAAATGTTTATTATGGCAATGTATACAACATTCCATATTATAATTCTTCAGGAATAGCAATAACAGGATCAACTAGTTTTACAAATGTTGGCACTGGAATTTCTATTCTTTACACAACTGCATCTACTTCAACTTCATCAGGAGCTTTAGTTGTTTCAGGTGGAGTAGGGATAGGAGGAAGTCTTTATACTGGAACTTCTACCGCAGACAGTATATCAGGTGTAGTCTTAAATAATGGTGTTATTACATTAGGAGCTTGGGCTGGTTCAACAATAACAACATTATATGGTGGAACAGGTTATAGTTCTTACACTCTAGGTGATATTTTAGTAGGAGCTGGCAATACATTTATTAAGTTAAATGCAGGTGCTACTAATTATGTTTTAACATCTAATGGAACAAGTTCAACACCATCTTGGCAACCAGTGCCATCTGCAGCAGCTTCATCTGTTGCAGTAACACCAACTCAGTTAAATCAATCATTCTTTATTACAGCTGTCAGTAGTTCT